CGTTAGGTGTCTTAGTAAGTGCTTCTATTAACTCAGCTACTTGACTAAAGCCATTCTTAACTTTTGCCTCTAATTGTGCTACTTGTGTTTTAAGATTTTCGTTTTCAGAAACTAAAGCAGCGATTTCGTCTGCCATTTTCTCATCCATCTTTTTACCCATTTCAGCAGGAGTTTCATCAGCGATTTCTGCTTCTACTTCTGGAGTTTCGATAGAAATAATTTTAGCGTTTTCGTCTAACTCGATTTGAGTTCCGTCTGCTAATTGGTGTTCGCCAGTTGGAGCAGGTGTTCCGTCAGCTAAAGTAACTACACCGCCAATAGCTAATTCGCTAACCATAACCTTTGTACCATCCATAAGGCTATATTCTGCGAATGTAACAGGTACTTCCTCGATAGGTGCTTCAGCAGGAGCAGGTGCTTCTACTTGTGGCATATCTTCGAACAAAGCCCTAATTTGCATAATTGCATCTTTTGCGTTCATCATTCTTTTTGTTTAAATATTAATAAAAGATTTTGTTTATCATTTAACTCGTTGCAATATTTCCTTTATTGCATTCATAAGTTCTTGTTCTTTGCTTGGCTTTGTCTTGTATGTAAACAACCCCTCAACGCTAAAGCCTTTGAATTTACCTTCTTTTACATCGTTCCACACGCCTTCATTGTCTACTTTGAAAGAACCGAACCACGAGCCGTCAGGTGCATCTTCAAAACCCTTCATTGGTTGTATGCCACGGCTTTGATCTGTAATAAAGCTTTCAAACATAGTAACACCATCTACCTGAGCATTAGGAGAGTGCATCAAGTTTACGTTTGATTGGTAGCCTCTTTTGAAAAACTTTTGCGCAATCTTAAAAATAGTATCTTTACTAAAGACCACATAATAATCGCCGTAAGTAGCATCACTGCGAAAAATAGGTACATCAGCAAGCATAAGAGGTCCAGAAATAATACGCTTATCTTCGCTAACCACTTCAAATCGTTGTTGGTTTTTAAAGGCATTCCAATTCTTTTGAATAGCAGGTCTGTCTACGAGTGCCACATAATCCACCTCGGCATCGTCATTCATATCCTCGCTAATGTCTAATAAATAAACAGGTAAGTCCATAATCTTAAATATTAAGGGTTTTAAATTGTTATCATTTAACCAAATCTTGCTCTTTGCTGAATAGCTGCAATCCTTTGTTGGTTACTTGTTACATCGTTCTCAACAACGTAAGCCCTTACGGCTTGGTTGCCTATTGCGTTAATTGTTTGGTTGCTTAGGTTTGTAGTTGCTGCTTGTGGTTGTGGTGGTGTTATTGGTGCTGCCGAACTTATACTCGGTGCAGTTGCTCCACCGCCTACATTACCAGTTCCCTTTGCAGAAGGTATATTAGTGCTGATAATCTTCTTAACGTTTACCAATCCTGCTGCAACTGTGGCTGCTGCCGCAATAGCTCCGAATGGTGGGGGATAAGCACCTAAAGCTTTGGTCGCACCTTCGTAAGTAGACATAACCGCTTTGGCTACTGCGATAGCTTTACCTGCAACGCTATTTTGATCTATAAGTCCTGCAACTGCATCAAGGGCTGCCATTGCTCCTTGCTTTTGCAATTCAAGTTCCTTTAGTTTATCATCAGTTTTTTGCTTTTCAATTTGCTTTTCAGTATTTGCAGCGTTTTGCTGCGTTTGAATAGCTTGTAAAGTAAAGTTAGTTGTGGTAGACATAACCTTCATTTGACCTGCTATCCTTTCATTATCTACCGCTTCTTGTTCTTTTTTAGCTTTATCCTTTGCATCTTTTTCGTCTTGTGCAACTTGCTTTTGGCTTATTAGGTTGTCTTGTTGTAATAGCTTCCTTCTATCTTGTTGGTTCTTTAATAACTCCTGAGAAAATTGTTTATCTTCTGCTAATTTCTTATCGGCTTCTGCTTTACGTTTTGCAGCAGCTTCTTTATTAGCATCGTCAGAAGCTTCAGCAGCATCTTTCAATCCGTCATTAATACGCTTTTGTTCCTGGGCATCTAAAACGGCTTGTTCTGTTTTTAAACCTCTAAACTTCTTAAGTTCCTCATCAGTTAGCCCTTCTTTAGTTTTTAGCTTTGCCCTTAAAAAGTTAAGTTCTGCTTCTCCTTGTTGTTTAGATAATTCGTATATCTCCTTCTCCTTTCCACCTTGTGCAGTAAGCACTTTAATTCTTGCCTCAATACCTTCGTTACCACGCTTTGTCGTTTTCTCTAAAGAAGCCAAAGCACGTTCTGCTTGTGATGTAACACCTACAAAGTCCGTAACTTTTGTAATAATACTACTAAAGAAAGTTCCAACTTGTGCAAGTCCTGGCACTAAATTTAAAACTGCCTTCTTTACTTTGTCAAAGTTAGCAGCTACTAAACCAATACCGATTGCTAAAGCACCAATACCTGTTGCGATTAAAGCCCCACGCAAAGTAGAGAACGCACTAACTACCTGCGTTTTAATAACTGTACCTAATTGCTTAAAACTATCTATGCTTTCCCCTACTGCTTGTAAGCCTTGAGATAAAGCCATAGCAGAATTTACTTTAAGTAAAGTTTTCTGCAAGTCCTCGTTCTCCTTACCAAATAAAGCAGTTGCACCTTGTAAAGCACTAAAGCCACCGGCTACACCACTAAGCGAAGCAGTTAAGGCTTTGAACTTAGCATCTGGATTGAAGGCATCAATTAAACTCTTAGCATCTCCGATTTGGTCTTTAAGTTCGGCTGCCCTCTTTGCTGCGTTTACGGCTTCCTTGCTACTTGCTCCGAACTGCTCGGATAGTTTAGTTACCTCTGCCGTTGCTTCTCTTAGCTGCGCTTTTAACGAGCCTAAAGCTTGGTCTTGGTTACCGCCGACTGTTATATTTATACCTACGTTCTCTTGTGCCATTAGTATGAAGTTTCTATTACTTTAAGGAATGATAATTTAGTAGTGTTGTATTCCATAGGGTTAAAGTTCTCGACTTTATTAAGCCTAAATAATACCCCGTCTATAAATACATATTTACTAAAATCTAAATTGAAAATGTCTATAATATCCAATAAACCAAAACACGTTAATAGCTTACTATCCTTGCTTGTTATCTCCGCAATGTAAGGACTATGAAAGGCATTAAATACGTTTGTGCTTGGGTAACTATTAGGACTGAATTGTAGTTCTTTAGGTGCGCCAAAGTTTATGTCATTAGTAGGGTTAATAGGGTCATCTAAGTGTCCTGCGTAACCATAGCTTGTATAAGTAGCCAAGTTAGTAGTTGTGTTCATAATGTTCCAACTTGCTACACCGGTAATCTTCTTTGTTTGCATTATACGAATGATACTATCCATTCTATCTTCTGCGCTATTTGTGTTTGACTTCTTGTAAATAGCAGGGAATACTTTGTCTTGTCCTGTTTGCTGAAACAATACAGATGCAGCAAATATAACCTCTAAAGTATCAGTTTCTTTTACGAAATCAAATTCGGTATCGTAAATAAAATCGCCATATCCTTCGGTGTACTTCTTGCGATAGTTCTCCCCGTAAAAGTCATTGTCAGCCTTGAACTTGTAGTTATAGTAACGAGCGTTAATTTCACTCATTGGTTTAATGCTTATAGGCTTTGCACGATCTACTTTGTTAGTCCAATCTTCTGCATTAGCCGATACTTCAGGATAAAAATCCACATACGGACTAATAACCAGTTCTTTGTCATTAAACTTATTCTCATAAACGTAAAGATTAAACATCTTAACAATGCTTAAAAAGAAATCTGCTTGAAATATACCTTTTGGGATTGTATCGTTTACCTTAATTGTTTCTCCTAAGTTTACCTGTACTTGTGTAGGTGTGCTTGTAGTTACACCTATCTCTCCTAAAGTTATATCCAGGATAATGCCGTTTCCTAATATCTCAACTTGCATTGTGTCAGTATTAGCAAAGGTTACTCCGCTAACAGTGAACTCGCAATTCATAAAGTTACTTACACTTGCATCAAAATCTTGTCTGCCTATTTCAATGTTATTCTTTTTAAGTATAACAGAATAGTTTGGTAATGGTGGATTGTAAAAGGTAACATTACCCCTTAATAAAACCTTTATATCGGTTGTAATTGTTACACCGCTTCCATAAGTAAATAACTGCCCTAACCCGTCAAGTGTAAAGCTACCTGCCGTAACCATTGTATATTCTACATAAGGACTTAGATTAGTATTTATAGTTATTAGCTTGGCAGCTGCGTTAAGGCTTGTATTGTTTAAGGTTGTTATGTTTGTTTGGTTATGCGGTATAATTAAACGTTTGAATAAAGCGGTATCAAAGAACGGGCAACTAAAAGTATAATCTGTTCCTGCAAATATCTTTTGCATATACTCTTTTACATACAAAGCAGGTCTAAACGTTGTGTATTGAAAATCCTTTTTAAGTGTTCCGTATGTTCCCGTACTTACGTTTCCGTAATCAATCAAAGGATAGTAATAGCCAGAACCCCCTGCATTATCCCAACTCGCACTAATATTTGCTACGCTATAAGTATGGTTGTAAGCACTAAAATCTAAATCTTCCAAACGCTTATTGCCTAACTGATTAATAAAGCCACCAAGTTCCCCGACAACGCTGCATTGGTATTCGATTGTCTCTTTGTCAATAACTATTTCCAATATTCGTAAAGTGCCTTTGAATATTTGCACCTTATCAATAAAGATTTTGCAGTTCGCTTGTTTAGTTACGTTGAAGTTATACCCTACGTTTGGTAAGGTATTATCCGTAAAGTTAGCGTTGTTAAGTTCGAAGATGTACCCAAATACAAGGTTATTGTTTGCCGTTCCTGGAACGCTTATTGTTTTACTATAAGAAGTATTGCGACTACCGAACTCACTTACATCGTCAATGGCATAAGTAAACTCGGTAGATATATCTTGCAATAAATCAATCTTCTGTTCCTCGATGTATATCTCTGTACTAATCATTATCTGAATTGGCTTGTTAAGTATTTTCCTACTTCTACTTCAATCTCAAAGTTAAATAGTTTATCTGCACTTTCTAACTTGTACTCGTAATTGCTTGTACTTATGGTAACAGGGAAATAAGCACCAAGAACCTCCATATAAACAATAGGACTTGATACAAGCTGAGCCAACCACGAATAATCTTGTTCGCTAACCCAATCAGAAGTAAGCCTATATTTATCCTTATGCTGAATAGCATAGTTGAAAGTTGTTTCGTTATATCTGTTATATCCATCTATGTTTGTCATTT